TATCGAGATGAGTTCGTACTACACAGGTACGAGTTCTATATAGACGAGGGCCACTCGCCCAAGGACGCTAGCATTATGGCGAACGAAGATTACGAGGCCGAGACGTATGAGCATGAGCCTGAGGAGTATGACAATGCCGAAGAGAGGATATAATCACGGGTATACCAAGGAAGAATTAATACCTGTTGACAAGCAGAAGATTACCTGGAAACTAGACAATCCAGAGTCAGTCAAGAAAGCCCAAGCTAAACAACAAGATTTGATTAGCAAGGGCTACCGATTGATGAAGTTCGATACATGTGTATTGCACTATCATCTTATCGAGGCGTTTCTTGACAAGGAGAGTACCGAATGAATCTGTTTATCTTACATGAGGACCCTGCGGTAAGCGCGACGTATCATTGTGACAAGCACGTTATCAAAATGATATTAGAATCTGCACAGCTGTTGTGTAGTACGCTTAACATGTTGGGATATGACACACCGTACAAGACGACACATAAAAACCACCCGTGTCGTCTGTGGTGTGGCGCCTCTTTATCTAATTACAAATACGTGTACGAGTATTGCCGTTGGTTAAACAACGAATACATCTGGCGCTATGACAATGGAGACCACAAGTCCTGGAAGATTGTTGAAGAGTTGCCTATGCCTGTGGATAAGCTTGAGGACATAGGTCTGACACCTTTTCCACAGTGTATGCCCGACAAATACAAACACGAGAGTGCTGTTGAGGCTTACCGTCAGTATTACAAAGCTGATAAAGCTTACATGGCCACATGGGACAAGGGTGTTTCGGAACCATGGTGGTGGGCAAGGACTAAGGTGCCCATCTAAGATACGAGGAGAATCTATGTCAAATGAATTTGAGAATATGGAGTATTGCATTGCGCATACTCATGAAGAACAGATGATGGAGAGTGGTCGTAAGCGTGCAGAGAAACGACGCAACGCAAACATCATGCGTAACGACGCGTCCGTCACCAGTTCTGGTAAGTCTATGGTCTCCCGCGCAATACAACCTATGGCTGACCACATCATAAAGTTTTTCAATGAGTCAGGCGTCAACGGGAAACCCCACATGGCTTTTGTCTATGCCAAAGATATTCCACCTGAAACTATAGCTGTTATCACAGCCAAGCACATCATAAACATGATGGTGCAACGTAAGGCGCTGACTGCTACAGCTATCTCTTTAGGTGAGAAGATTGAGACTGAGGTAGCCTTGCGTAATTTTGCAGAGGCTAACCGTAACTTGTATCAAACTGTTAAAGCAAACTTGGACAAGCGTAGTTGGAATTACAATTACAAACGTAGAAAGTTTCGTGAGTCAGCTATACGTGACGCCGATGGTAACTGGATTAAGTGGACTACTAATGAGAAGTTACAAGTTGGCACGCGTTTCATTGATATCTTTATACAAAGCACGGGCCTAGTTGGTATAGGTACGGAAACTGTACGTCAAAAGAAACGTAAGGTATTGAACTACACCAAAGAAAATCTTGAATGGATTTCTAAACGTGAAAGTTATACGGAGTTGTTGCACCCTGATTATCTACCGACTATCACACCCCCTAAAGATTGGACAACAGTAGAGGGTGGTGGGTACATCACAAGTGTGTTACCAGATTTGGATTTAGTTAAAATAAAGAATAAAAAATTCAAAGAAACTTTACGCGCAGTAGACATGCCTGAGGTGTATAACGCAGTCAACAACATGCAACGCACACCTTTTCGCGTTAACAAAAAAGTATTGGATGTTGCATATCAGATATGGGATGAGGGCCTTGGACGTGGTGAAATACCAACGCCTAATTTGGTCGACATCCCCAACCGTCCACATGATATAGACACAAATGCAGAGGCGCGGAAGTTGTGGCGTAATGCCGCGGCCACCGCACACACGTTAAACAAAACTAATATGTCTAAAGTTATTTTGTACACTAAAATTATCGGTATGGCCAAACAGTTGCAACACCATGAGAAAATTTATTTTCCATTACAACTAGATTTCCGTGGCCGTGTGTATTGTGTGCCTGCTTTCTTGAATTACCAAAGCAACACCATGTCAAAGGCGCTGTTAGAATTTGTGGATGGGTCACCCATTACGCGAGACAATGACGGTATCTTCTACTTAGCTATGCACGGTGCTAATATGTTTGGTTACGACAAGGTTAACTTAGAAGAACGTGTGGCCTGGGTTAACAAACATGCTGAGACAATTAAGCAGTGTGCTAATGACCCCTTGGGTACGCGGTGGTGGGAAGAGGCTGACAAACCTTTTCAGTTCTTAGCATTTTGTTTCGAGTGGACAGCGTGGCTTGAGCACAGGGACAATGGGACTGACGAAGAGTTCATCAGTCATCTACCAATAGCTGTCGATGGTAGCTGTAATGGTTTACAGTTGTATTCATTATTGCTACGGGATAAAGACAGTGGCGCTTTAGTTAATGTGGTCCCGGCAGATAAACCTGCCGATGTGTACCAGCAATTAGCTGATGTTGTTATTGTGAAGTTGCAAGCAGAGACAGAGAACCCTATGGCACAACAATGGTTGTCCTATGGTATCAAGCGTAGCACTGTCAAACGTGCTATCATGACGTCGGTCTATGGGAGCACACGTTACTCATGTTCTGATTTTGTCCTAGAAGATTTAAAGAAACGGCAAGAGCGTGGTGAGCAACACCCATTTAGTCAGGCACCTATGGCTGCCGCAAGTTATTTGTCTGGGTATATATGGAGTGCGTTGGCTGAATCATTAGCCAGTGCTAAAGTAGGCATGTCATTCCTACAGAAAATAGCTAAGGTCGTAGCAAAGGATGATGTACCTATACATTGGACAACACCTACTGGTTTTTATGTCCAACAATTTTATCCTGAAATGAAAACTAAAAGAGTCAAGACCATGTTGATGGGCGAAGTGTTCAAACCTAGAGTCAAAGAAGAGACTGATAAGATGGACGGCTATCGGATGTCTAATGGTATTGCACCGAATTTCATACACGCGCTAGACAGCAGTGCGTTGATGAGGACTGTAAATATTGCCACTGAAAATGGGATACAAAATTTTGCAACAGTCCACGATTCATTCGGTACTACAGCAGGCGACATGAATGTGTTGTTAGCCTGTATTAAGACAGCGTTTGTTGAGATATTCAATGACGCAAATCTATTAGAGGATTTTTTAACTGAAGTAAAAACACAAATTTCAAATCCCAAACTTCTTGATAAGTTACCGGATGTGCCTAAGCAATCTGATTTAAACATAGAAGATTTGATGGATTGTGATTTCTTTTTCAGTTAACTTAGGTGCCCTTCATAGACATTAAAAGCATAGGAGATTATATTATGCCAAGAAATAATTATGAACGTGTTGTGTCCCCAAAAGGCACAGCGCAATACGCGTGGCTTACACAGCCCGATACCAGGTTTGACCCTGTTGGCCATTACAAAACTAATTTAATTGTAAAGGCAGATGAGGCACAAACTTTAATCCAAGCTATAGATAAAGCCTTGGAACAAAGCGCTACTCTTGCTAAAGAGAGCACTAAGAATAAGAAAATTAAACAAGCACCGTTGCCATACATCGAAGAAATTGATGAGGAAGGAAACACAACTGACAATCTTATTTTTAAATTTAAAACTAAGGCTGAGTTAACTACCAAAGATGGTACAATTGTTAAGAACAAAGTACCTTTGTTTGATACGCAGGGTGTTCCTATATTAGACACTGATGTGTGGTCAGGCAGTGAATTAAAAGTCAGCGCAGAACTTGTGCCTTACTACACAGCCATGGCAGGGGCAGGCGTTAGTCTTAGATTACGCGCTGTTCAAGTTGTTAAGCTAGTCCAGGGTGGTAGTGGTGACGCTTCCGGATTCGGATTTGATGAAATCAAAGACGGTTATGTAGCCGAGAAAAAGGAAGTGGCAGATGAGGTATCAGTACAGGAAGAAGAAACAACAAACGCTGACTTCTAAACAGGTAGGTATAAAATATGGATTTCGTAGTGGCCTTGAAGAAGTTATTGCAGAAGAACTTACAAAAAATTCTGTCGATTATACTTATGAGGAAACGAAATTGTCATACGTCAAACCACAGAAGACCCATACTTATACACCTGACTTCTATTTACCTAAGCAGAAAATTTTTATTGAAACAAAGGGCATGTTCACCACCGCAGACAGACAGAAAATGCGGTTGATTAAAGAACAGTATCCTGAATTAGATATTCGTTTTGTGTTTAGTAACGCGCGTGCTCGTATTAGTAAAAAATCACAAACGACATACGGCATGTGGTGTGAAAAGTATGGTTTCCTGTACGCACATAAAAAAATACCAAATGAATGGTTAGATTAATGTCCTCCTCGGACACACGGGTACGTGGTTTTTCTTTCTCCTCCGCGTGCCCGCTTAGGAAAATTTATGAAACAAGAATCAGAATTTATACATCATGCTCCATGTAATGTGTGTGGCAGTAAAGACAATGCAGCCGTTTATTCAGACGGACACTCGTATTGTTTTGGATGTGGGCACATAGAATCAGGAGATGAAATAGTGAACACTACGCCTAATTTAGAAAAACGAATTAACTTTATAGAGTACGAAGTAGTAGAACTTGGTCGCCGTAAATTAGATATCAACACACTAAAAAAATTTAATTACGGGGTTGGTAACAGTAAAGGAAAACCTGTACAAGTGGCCAACTACTACAACACTGAGAACCAATTAGTTGCACAAAAATTACGTTACCCTGACAAAAGTTTTCAATGGATAGGTGACGCAAAAGACAGTGTGCTTTTCGGACAACAACTGTGGCGTGACAAAGGTAAGATGGTTGTTATAACTGAAGGTGAGATAGACGCTTTATCTGTCTCTCGTGTGCAAGAAAACAAATGGCCTGTAGTATCTGTTAAGTCAGGAGCACAAGGCGCCAAGCGTGACATACAACGTGAGCTTGAATGGTTAGAAAATTTTGAACAGGTTATTATCATGTTCGACCAAGATGAGCCAGGTAAAAAAGCGGCCATAGAATGTGCAAAATTATTCAGCCCTAACAAAGCAAAGATTTGTCAACTCCCTTTGAAAGACGCTAATGAAATGTTGGTTGCTGGTAAGACTAAAGAACTTATAGATTGTATGTGGTCAAGCAAAGCCTATCGCCCTGACGGGATTGTGTCAGGCGCAGATTTGTGGGAGACCATACAAAAAGAAGACACGTATGTTTCAGTAGACTACCCCTTTCCATTGTTGAATGTTAAGACACATGGGCTACGTAAATCAGAACTGGTTACAATTACAGCAGGCAGTGGTGTGGGTAAGAGTAGTTTTTGCAGGCATGTGGCCTCGCATTTGTTACAAAACAATTACAGTGTTGGATACATTGCGCTTGAAGAAACAGTGAAACGTAGTGCGTTAGGTGTGATGGGAATTAATTTACAGAAGCCTTTGCATTTAACTCGTGAAGGTGTAGACACAAAAGAATTAGAGGAATGTTTTAAACAGACTGTTGGTAGTGGTAACTTCTATCTTTATAATCACTTCGGTAGCACAGCTTCAGATAATCTAATTAGTAAAATTAGATATTTAGCAAAAGCGTGCAACGTGGACTTTGTTATATTAGACCATTTGCATATCGCATTAAGTGCCGTCGGTGAAGATATGGGTGACGAGCGAAAGCTCATAGATTACACTGTTACAAAACTTCGCACGTTAGTTGAGGAGACTGGGATTGGACTCATCTTGGTTAGTCATCTAAGACGTCCCGAAGGTAACAGAGGTTATGAAGATGGAGTTGCTGTTAGCATGAATTCATTACGTGGCAGCGCGTCAATAGGTCAGTTGTCAGATATGATTATAAGTATGCAAAGAGACTTGCAGGCTGACGACAACCAGACACAGTTACACATATTAAAAAATAGATTCAGCGGAGAAACTGGCAAAGCGTGTACGCTGCAGTATAATTTAGATACTGGGTGTTTAACGCAGACTGAGGATTTCGCTGATGACTTTTGATAAAGAAGTAAATTGGGGTGATGTTATACTTGCTGCACTATTCGAAGTTAACAGCACGGATGGTGACGTGACTATTGCAGTGCCCGATGAATACACAGCCAAGATTGTTGTACAAGCACTAGCTGCTTTACAAGAGGCGGGAGATGCAGATGTCTGGAGAATCAGGGTTGAAGTACGTACCAAACATTAAAGTTAACTACAAGTTAGTTGTTTGTTACTGGCATGACATATTGTCGGTCGCTGATTGGTGTGATTTTGAAGACGCCGCTAAACGTTTACCTGTTTTGTGCGTTACAATTGGTTGGTTAATCCACGACACTGGTGAGACAGTAGTAATCACTAATGAGATTAACACTATAAGGAGCAAGGTTGTGGACCAAGTTGGTAACACAACTAGCATACCTAAAGGATGTATTGTAAAAATGAAAACACTTAGGACCAAGATTTGAAATATTGTTTTGATATAGAATCCAATGGCCTGTTAAAAGAGACAACAAAAATACATTGTATTGTTTCTAAAGACATTGATACTGGTGAGGTATACACTGAGTCAGTTCCCAAAGCTCTTGAACGTTTAGAAAATGCGGAGCTTATTATTGGACACAACATAATTAAATTTGATATACCTGTATTACGTAAACTCCACGGCTTTAAAACTAAGGCTGATATATTTGATACTCTTATAGCAACGAGGTTAATATACCCTGACATTGCTGGTTCCGATTTTGCTAAACAAAATTTTCCGAGAGATTGTATAGGACGTCACAGTTTAAAAGCCTGGGGTTATCGTATTGGTAATTACAAAGGTGAATACGAAGGTGGGTTTAATAAATTTACAAAAGCAATGTTGGAGTATTGTATACAAGATGTCGAAGTTACAGCCCAGTTGTGGCTACGCATACAACAAGCAGGTTATTCGCAACAAGCTATGGAGTTAGAACATAAAGTTGTGACTGCTATCCATGAACAAGAACAACACGGGTTTTCTTTTAACGTAAAGAAAGCACAGGAGTTGTCAGCTATTCTTAACGCACGTCTGTTTGAATTGAATGAAGAATTACAGAGTGTGTTTCCCCCTAAACTTGTACGAACAGCTTTCACACCGAAAGCAAACAACAAAACTAAAGGCTACGTAAAAGGTGTTCCAACCTTTAAAGAAAAGATTGTTCCCTTTAACCCTGCTAGTCGACAGCACATTGCCGAACGTCTAACAGATTTACATAAATGGGAACCAACAGAATTTACAGCGGATGGGAAACCTAAGTTGGATGATGCTATTCTTAGTAGCCTTCCTTACGATGAAGCAAAACCTTTAGCAGAACATTTTTTGTTAGAGAAACGTATTGCTCAAGTCGCTAACGGAAAACAGGCATGGTTAAAATGCGAAGTAGATGGTAGGATACATGGAAATTGTAATACCAATTCTACTGTAACTGGCCGTGCCTCCCACACTAATCCAAATTTAGCACAGGTTCCTAGTGTTAGTGTTCCTTATGGTAGGGAATGTCGCTCGTTGTTTACTGTATTACCAGGTAATAAACTGGTTGGAATTGATGTCTCCGGATTAGAAGTACGCATGTTGGCACATTATATGGCTAAATATGATGATGGTAAATATGCAGACGTGGTGTTAAATGGTGACATCCACACAGAGACACAGAAATTAGCTGGATTAAATAGTCGTGATTTAGCTAAACGTTTTTACTACTGTTTCTTATATGGAGGCGGTGTCAAAAAGATTGCACAGGTCACAGGTAAGAGTGTGCACGAGGCATCCAAAGTAAAGAAACGTTTTTTAAATAACTTACCAGCTCTCAACACGCTCATTGAGAACGTACAGCTGGCTGCCGCCCGTGGTTATTTAATTGGTTTAGATAAAAGAAATGTTAAAGTACGTTCTCCACACGCAGCACTCAACACGTTGTTACAATCAGGTGGTGCGATTGTATGCAAGCAATGGCTTATTGAATTTGATAAAGCCGTAGCTAAATACCCAGATGTTCAACAGGTTGTTTGGGTACATGATGAAATACAAGTTGAGTGTCCAGCATCCTTGGCCGACGAGATTGGTAAGATTGCAGTCGCTGCTATTGAACGAACAGGAAAACATTTCAATCTCCGATTACCTCTTACAGGGGAATATAACATTGGAGATAACTGGAGTGAAACACATTGAGTCCAAGAAAAGGTAACCCTGATTTTGATAAAGATTTACAATACGGTTTAGACAGAGAGAATCGCATCGTTGCAATTCTTGATGCTAAAAAAACTAAAGCTGAAATAAAAACTGAACGTGATTGGTGGTTCAGAAGTGGCAACATTTGTTTAGAAATAGAAAGCTACGGGAAACCATCAGGCATCATGACAACCAAGGCAGATTACTGGATACAGATACTAGCTTTAGGTAAAGAAGATTATTGCAGATTAATATTTGATACTAAGACTGTTAAACGTCTGGCTAAAAAATATTTAGATACAGCTCGTTACGGCGGTGACTATAACAAAAGCAAATTTATTCTTATACCATTAAGAGATTTGTTTGATAAAAAAAATTTACCAAGGATACCTAAATGAAACAACTACTAATTGACGGTGACATTTTAATTTATAAAGTGGCTACTAAATTTGAAACAGAAACCAACTGGGGTGACGGGATATGGACATTACATACTGATGAGCGTAAATGTAAAGCAGGTATACGAAGAGAACTTGCTAACCTTATGTTGTTGTTAGACGCACAAGATTACATCGTTGCGTTTTCAGATAAAATTAATTTCCGTAAAAAAGTTATGCCGTCATATAAACAGCACCGTAAAGAGAAACGTAAACCTATGTTGTTTAGTTTGTTAAAACAATACGTTATAGATGAACACTACGGCATCGTCTTTGATTCTTTGGAAGCTGATGACGTGCTAGGAATTCTTGCTACGGATGTTTCATCTCCTGAAATTGAAAAGATAATTGTTTCTATTGATAAAGATTTGAAACAAATTCCTGGCCAAATTTATGACGGTAAAGATTTGACTGTTGTTACAAAAGACCAAGGTAATTATTGGTTTTTAATACAGACGCTAGCAGGTGATTCAGTAGATG